ATACTGAAAATCTTCTAGAACAATGCTATTAATTTTTAATACATGATTACCTGGTGCAATTGTTTTCTGCATTCCTGAACCACCTGTTCCTAAATCTGTTGTACTTAATCCCATTTTGTTTTTGTTTTTAATTGTTAATTATTATTTATACACTTTATCCCAGTGAAACACTAGTTTACCTTTTTCATTCATCTCAGAAATTAATATTTCTTCATTTCTTAAATGTTCAGGTCTTGCACCACAAGTTACTTCATCATTAGTTTTAAAACTTAGAATACTTTGGTTACCTCTTCTGAACATATATCCAATTGCATCAGCATTTGCACAAATCAAAGATTTAATTTTACCTGTCAAATCTATATTTGCAGACATAACCATCTCACCTTTATCATCTACCTGTTTGTCTTTAATATGACCAGATAAAATAATATGGGGTGCTAAGGTATCAATAAAATCTAAAACTTGAAAGAAAGCTTGACGGATATATAAATATCCTGCTCCATTTGGTAAAGTTAATACATTATCTCCATCATAGTTTTTACCCATAGATGTTTGTTTGTATAATTTTATTGCTAATGGAGCTACCATTTCCTCTAATGCAGTTACTGTATCAATAGTAACATACTTATAAGGACATCCTGCTTCTTTAATTGCTTTACCAGTTTCAAGTAATTCTTGTAATGAATTTACATTAATCTTTAATGCTTCAACATAATCAGAACCATTTTCTAAATCCATTATTAAATTATCTGCTAAACCTGCAAATGCAGTTGTCTTACCAGTTTTAGGTTTAGAATAAATAATTAACCTTTTAGGATTAGTTCTTTCTACTTTTACTTTTTTAGTTGGAAGTATAATACTCATATTAGTTAAGTTTTTGTGCTAATTTTTGAAATTCAGCTGCTATTTTTAAAAGAATATCTGAAACTGATTCATCATCACTTTTTACAGTAACTTCCTTTTTAAGAAAATCATCTGCAAAATCTGGAAACATACCTACAGACTTTTGTAACTGTGGTAATGCTTCTTCAGTAACTTCTGCTTCAGTTCTTCTTTTCTCATACAGAGCATAAGTAATCTCAGTACCATCACTAAGTACTGCTACTAATTCAGAAACAGGAATTACATATGCAGAATAAGGTTCACCTTTTGAGTTAGTACCTTCTTTTACTGCATATTCTTCACTAAAGTATGGATTATACTTATACTTAAATAGTGGTCTATCAGAATACATGGGAACCATGTCTACTTCTTTATTATTGTTATCTCTAACAACATCCACAAATTCAATATATACATCAATACCTTTGTTCAACTCTCTTTCAAATAATTGCACTTGTCTACCAAATGAACCTTTTTGAAAAAATGCTGTTTTAATTATAAATACGGGATCTACAATTTTTAGTTTTCTGAAATCATCAAAATGATAAGCAAAAAACTCATTCTCTTTTTCTTTTCTATTAAACATACATATTATTTATTTTTACATTGTTGTTGGTGGGAAATCTATCTCCACTATTCTTACTGTTTTTCTATCAAGTTTACAAAAGAATAAACCTGTTAGACCATTTCTAGATTTAAGGAAATGAAATGCTAATAATTCTTCATCATTAACAATATATTTTTCAGGACCATAAAATCTTATTTTTCTTGAAAATGGTTTATTAATACCTATTACTACATCTGCATGTTGTAATAAAGCATCAGCACCAAATAAATCAGAATCTAATACATAATTTCCATATTGTCCATCTTTTGCTCTGTCAGGATGATCAATATTTCTATTTAATTGACTTAAAACAACAAATGCAACAGGATACCTTTTCTTCATTTTAGTAAGAGCTTCTCCTAATGCATATAACATTTCAAATTTATCTTTTTCTCCTTTACCAACTCTGAATAAACCTGAGTGGTCAATAGTTACTAAAGTATTTGAATAATTATAAATTGGTTGTTCATGTTCATCAAAACCTATTTGAATTTTATTTTCTTCCATATAAGCATGAATGGTAGCACACATTTCATCTACGGTACAAGGATCATAAATTACATCAACAATATCAGTTGCTGCAGTTTTCTCATATACTTCTACACATTTTTGAAAAATTAACTTATCAATTAATTGACCTTTACTCATTAATGTATTGTAATCAGCACCTGTATTCATAGACAGTTTTCTAATACCATTTGTTTCATCTAACATCTCAAACTGAAACTTTAATACTCTGAACACTTGATCTTTGTTATTTTCTATAACATCATTTACTAATTGTTCCATGAATAAAGTTTTCCCAGTTCCAGGTCTAGCTCCAACTACGGTAATTGTTCTCCATTCAAGACCATCACAAAATGCATCATTAAATCTAACCCAAGAAGTTTTTAAGGATTTTAAATCTCCTTGTCTTCTTGCTTTAATTTTTAACAGTGCTTTTCTTAATGAGTCTCTTTCACTCACAGGTAAATATGCCCGTGCTCCATTATATAATTCACCCATAAAATTTTAATTTAAGATTTTAGTAATACTCTTTTTTTAGAATAATTATATAACCAGTGAAATACGGTTATAATAAATTCAATTGCTAAATATTCTGTTAAATTTATGGATATGATGAAAGTTTTTATAATTAAATATCCCAACACACTTCCTAAAATAGCAGTAAATAACAATACTACATTTAGTTTTAAAATCATAATCTTCTTTCTTTTATAAATACTACTTCATCATCTAATACACTATTAATCATATTGCAGTAATCAGCTAATTCAGAATCATAACTTTTATCAGTATTTTGTTTTCTTATAAAATATTGAGAAGTTCTCATATATTCATAATTCTTTAATCCATAATCATACACATACTTTTTTGTTGCTTTAATTATTGTTTCCCAATCATATTCATAATTTTCAAAGAACCATCTAAATGAATTTTCTAAGTTTTTAGGATTTACTCTTGCATATTTACCAGAACCAAGTTTCCTATTAGGAAATGACTCAACATATACTATTATATTATTTGTAAATTCTGAACCTAGTAAATCTTTAGATGTTTTCTTTTTACTTCTTTTAAAGAAGCTATCAATTTCAGTTATAAAGATAAGACTTTTACTTGTAACACACAAATTTTCATCTAACCAATCTTCTTGTTTTAATTTTGTAACTTCTAAACTACTATTAACAAATTTATATGGTTTAATGTTATTATATATTGAATATAAAACATAAAAACTATTAGGTGTTAACTCTTCTTTTACAAGTTTATCAAATATTTCTTGCATATTACCAATGTATTGAATAATTATATTGATCTTTTACTAATTTGCTTATTTTATTAAAAGAATCTTGAGAATCCCATGATTGTTCTTTAGTATAAAATGCTGTAGCAGGATGAGTTAGAAATAGTTTGTAATTGTTATCATTGACACAATCTGACCAATCTTTTGCTTCTTTCCCAAGGTAAAGATAAACAATTCCATCTTTATTCCAAGTAAGTAAATCAAAAATATATGCAATAAATGGTTTCCATATACTATAATGCTGACCAACTTTTCCAATTGTAGTAGTTAATGCTATGTTTAACATTAATATACCTTGGTTTGACCATCTACTTAAGTCTCCGTCAACAGATTCTGGATGATTATTGTAAACAGTTTTATTTATTTCATCCAACATATACTTTAAATTTGACTGAATATCAGTATTACTACAGCTAAAACCAATACCATCTGCAACATTAATGTTTGGATACGGATCTGTTCCTACTATAACTACTTTAAGTTCATTATAAGGACATTCTTCAAATGCTTTAAACATTTGTTTTAAGGGTGGTGTAAATCTTTTACCATCAATAGATAATCTTGCTAATTGAGTAATTATATTATCAAAATCTCCACTAAATATAAATGGTTTAAGTTTTTGTCCCCAACCTGACGGTTCAAGTTTATCAAACAATTTTTGTTTAATTTCTTCTATATTTAATTTTTGTTTCATATATTTGTTAAAAATTATTATTATGTCAGTTACAGTAACGGAAATGAAAGATGATGCACTTTTAGATATAAAAGTAAACAAGTCATACTATTTTATGGTTAAAGCAACATCTTTTTATTTATTTAGTAATATGCCTGAAGGTGATAAAGAAACCATGCTTAAGGAAGTTACAGAAAAAAAATATGAAGACTTGAATGAATGGCAAAGATCATTTTATACAGTAGCATTACTTCTTGCAGAAATTGAAAAACAAGCAAAAAATACTAATGCATATGTTGAAAGAGAAATTTCACAACCTGGAGACCCAGATTATATAGAATCTAAGTAAGATCCATATTGTAATTTTCTTTACCAATTTGTACACAAGCTTCAATAGCTAGTAACAATTCATCCTTACTACATTCTGCAAAAGATTTGCATAATATTGCACCTCCTCCATCATAACATAGACCAGATTTTTGTTTTATTAATGTTTTCATTTCATCAAAAGTATAGCCAGATTCTGTAGCTAATTCTCTAATGCATGCATGTACTTTTGCAAGCTGTGCAACACTTTTATCACTAGAAGTAAGCCCCATAAATATTTCTATTTCTTGTCCTTCAGAAAGTTTATCTAAAAACATTTGGTAATTTAACTTTGATTTATCATTTAGATAAACTAACTTTCCACTTTGTTTAATTAATTTAGCAGTAAACATATTGATTATTTTATATTATTAATAATGGGAAAACACTCAAAAAACACACATGCAATACACAAAAATACTGATATTGTACATGAATATCTAGAAAAGTTTCCGGAAGCACCTTCTAAAACTTTAGCTAGAAAAATCTATTCTGAAAACACTGGTTTCTTTACATCTTTTGAAAGTACTTATAGTAGAGTAAGATATTACAGAGGTCAAATAGGTAAAATACATAGAGATAGAATGACAAATGGTGTAAATTCTAAGTTTGTAAAAGAACTAAAAGTTAAAGTTACACAAACTAAATTAGTTTTACCAGAATCACATACAAAAACAAGAAATCAATTTACTTTTCCTACAGGATGTATGAGATTAGGTGTTTTTGGTGATGTTCATATACCTTTTCATGATAATACAGCTTTAGAAACAATGTTTACTAAGTTTGAAGAAGAAAATGTAGACTCTATATTAATTAATGGAGACTTATTAGACTTCTATCAGCTATCATTTCATGAAAAAGATCCAAGAGTAATTCATTTTAAAGATGAAATAGAAGCAGGAAAAGAATTTCTTGCTTATCTTAGAGATAGATTCCCTGGTATTCCAATTTATTACATTACAGGTAACCATGAGAATAGATTTGAAAGATACTTAAGAATTAAAGCATCAGAACTATTAGACATGGATGAATTCAGACTAGATGTTATTCTACATGTTGCAGAATACAAAGTAGAGTTCATACCTTTTAGAAGTAAAGTAGTATTTGGTGACTATACCATAGAACACGGTGATAAAATACCTGGTGCTGGTGGTGTAGTACCTGCTAGAACACTTCTAATGAGACTTAAGTCTAATTCTATAGTAAATCACTTCCATAAGTCTAGTGAAAGCTCACAGAGAGTTTATGGAGTAGGTGAGCCAACTACAATTAAAGCATATAGTTTAGGATGCATG